TTGATCATTCCATACACCAAAGTATTCAGTAAATTGTGAAATATATTTATTATCAAACATCGTGCGCGCGACCTGCTTCTTCATCATGAAATAATCATAACAAAACTTTGCAAGATCCTCTGATATTGCTTCTTTAATAACTACATATTTATCTTTTTTAAAACTCATTTTTTCTCCTTTTTGTTTTCTTCTTTTGTTTGTACTCTTACAGTATCTGTAATCATTTTTCTAACAGCTTGTAGATTAAAATGAATAAATCTAAATGGTTCTACACCATCATCCACTACATATTGATGTTCCATATAAGCAGGGAAGAATATCATCGTTCCTGGTTTTGGTCTGTAATGAATTTGATGAGTTCCTAATGTTATTTCAGTTTCATTCTTTAATGGTAACTGTGTAATAAGTTTAGCAGGTCTTGGATCGTGAAATACTGGCATTGAAGTTTTATCAGAGCACTTTAAAAAGTAAAAGCCAGATATATGATTATCGTAATGAATATGTCCCTCATGATGACCACCTCCTTTTTCACCAAATTCCTGTACCCAAAACTCCGTCCAAAATAATTCATAATTAGTTAAGTTATAACCCATATGATCTAAAACATTCCAACTTGTTGAACCAATATAATCTTGTAATTCTTTTAAAGCAGGATCACCAACAAGAGATGTTGAATGATAACTCATTCCATGATCTCCTATTTTTTTACCAAATTTCTTTTCACGTTCTTTAATTGCTTTAGCATTATTCTTTTTTGCATCTTTTATATATTTATCACAAACTTTATTTGCATCATCTACCCATTCAGGTACTTCAATAGAATATACCGGTGAACTAAAATAAATTGATGAATTTAATTGATCTGTTTTTGCCATATTATCTAAATGGATATCCAAGGTTCCAAATAACCAATGAATATCTTGTTCCTTTTGTTACTGGTTTAACTCTATGCCACACGTGAGAAGGAAATACTACTATACTTCCACGTGGCGATATTTCTGCACACTTCCTAACAGTTGGTTTATCAGGATCCATATTTCTAAAATCAAATTCTAATTCACCACCTTCATAATCTTCTGGTGCTGACAAACTACAAGTAACGGATAACTTTCTTATTTTACCAAATGTATCTGGATTATCTTTATTTGCATATGCAGACTCCCAAGAGTCGCAGTGCCAGTCGTAAAATTGGTTTAATTTATATTTTGTAAATTGACAGCTTTCTGAAAAATCCCAATCAAAATTCCATCCTGCTAATTTATTTGCTTGATGTATAAATGGTTGAATTTCTTTGTATATCCATCTATCATTTAACCAAACTATATTTGAATCTCTTTTCTTTTTTAAATCTATTATATCTTTATCATCAAGTGGTTTTCCTTTATTAACTTTATCTGTTTGACCACCTGTAAGTGCTAATTGCTCTTGTTGAGAAATTCCATATTTAATTAACTCATCACAAAATCTAGGTGTGAGTGCACTTTGAAAATAGTAGTAGTAATTCTGTAAGTTCATTTCTAAATACTATATAATAATTTTTATAGGATTTGTAAAGAGTAAATAATTAGCTAACTGTAAGGTCTCCAGAAACCGTGAATGTAGCCACTGTACAACCTCCAGCTGGTGCCGGTAATGTTGCAACTGTGTTTGTTCCTGGCGTTGCTGCAAACCCCACTGATGATGGTGCTCTAATAATAACTATACCTGAACCTCCAGCACCACCTGCTTGTCCTGGTGCATATCCACCTGATCCACCTCCTCCACCTGTATTAATTGTTCCAGCTGTACCAGTGCTATTTCCAGATCCAGCTCCTCCAGTTCCGCAAGGAGATCCACCTCCACCAGGAGATCCTCCTGCAGGAATAGATCCTCCTCCTCCACCACCACCAGCGTAAGATACTCCTGATCCTGAAATACTATTAGGTGCTCCAACACCTCCTGCTCCCGCAGCACCTGGATTTCCAGCTACTCCAGCTCCTCCAGCACCACCACCTCCTCCTCCACCATAACCTGGAAAACCTCCTCTAGCTCCACCCGGATTTCCTTGTGGTGGACTTGTTGGTGGTGTATTTCCTAAACCACCTACTCCACCAGGAGATCCACCATCACCTCCACCTGATCCTCCAGGATTAGCTTGATATGTTGTACCATTTCCTCCACCTGTAGAAGTTATTGTTGCAAATATAGATGGGCTACCATTAGTTGCTGCAGGTCCTCCACATAAAATATAAGGTCCAGGAGATCCAACTCCTCCTGCCCCAACTGTAATTGGAAATGATCCTGTTCCTATAAATACTTTTGATCCTGAATTTAATGGTGATGGACCATAAGCTGAAGTACGATAACCTCCAGCTCCGCCACCTCCTCCCCATACTCCACCACCACCTCCTCCTGCTACTACTAAATAATCTACACTATAACCAAACTGTGGCCACGTTCCTTGTTTCTGTGCACTAAATTGACTTTTTAAATTCCAAACACCACTTGCCTTGTTTAATTCTTTTACGATAACTATTCCTGAACCGCCGGCAGAACCTATAGTTGCATTTCTAGTACCTCCACCTCCACCACCTGTATTAGGTGCACCTGCAGTATTTCCAGTACCTGAAGGATTTCCACCATTTCCTCCTCCACCTGTTCCACCTGTTCCTCCTGAACCACTACTAGTTCCGCCACCACCTCCTCCACCACCTGCGTAAGTTACTGGTGATCCTGAAAGTGAGCTTGCTACACCTACTCCACCATTTCCTCCTGCTGTTGGTGATGAAACATTACATCCTGCTGCCCCTGCACCTCCTCCTCCTGCACCTACATAATTTATTCCTGGATTTGCATTACCACCTGGATTACCTTGAGGGGGACTTACTGGTGGTGTGTTTCCTGCTCCACCTGTACCAACAGCTGGAACTAATTGTGATCCACCTCCACCAGATCCACCTGATCCTCCATTTAATTCGCTATCTGCACCACCTCCTCCTCCACCTGTTGATATAATTGTTGAAAATATAGATGGACTTCCTGCTCCACCACGAAGACTAACTGGATTTCCTGTTCCTCCAGCTCCTATTGTAATTGGAATTGATGCTCCACAAACTGGAAATGATGTGCAAGTTCTAAATCCTCCTGCTCCTCCTCCACCTGCATTTTGACTTCCACCTGCTCCACCCCCCGCTACTACTAAAGCAGAAACTAATCGTGTTCCTGGTTGAAATGTAAATGCTGGTGTTGATGATGTGACAGATGTGACAGTACACTTTCCAAACGATGTTGGATTGATTACTCCTACTATACCGCCATTGGGTGATCCCATAAGTCACTACTCCTGTTTAAAAATCTTTTAACTTAATTGCCTGTAGCAATCCAAGATGAAGTGTCAGGTGACCAAGCGAATGAATTTTGTTGATCGTCTTTACCAATCCATCTCTTTCCAGCTTCATCCCAAGAAATAAAGTATCTTACGTTATCTCCATAAGTTGTAACTGTTGGATATGCAACTGGGGCTTGCCAGTCGTCATTAGAGTCTAGCGACCAAGATGCGAATGGTTGTGGTGCAATGAATTTATTTTTTGTGGAATCAAACGTGTAACCAATTCCAGCGTATTGTTTTCTGAAATTATTGTTATAAGAAGTTTGAACCCATCTATTTCCAGATGTGAAAGGAACGATTTTTTTAACCGCTTCTTCAGCTCCAGTAGATTGATCACCGCCATTTGCGTTTACATCATTGTTATCAATAACAACAACTCTTAATACTAAACCGTAACTGTTTACTTCTGCAAAATGTGCCATATTTTTTAACTCCTATTTGTTATTATAATACAATTTTTTATAAAATGAAAGTACATAAATTTTATGTTGTTAATGTTCCAGATACTGTAAATGTCGCCACTTTACAACCTCCTGCTGGAGCGGGTAATGTTGTTACTGTATTTGTGCCTGGTGCTACATCAAATATAGCACTTCCTGGTGCTCTAATAATAACGATTCCTGAACCTCCTGCTGCTCCTGATCCAGCACCACTATATGAAGCTCCACCTCCTGATCCTCCGCCACCACCTCCAGTATTAACAGTTCCTGAAGTTGCTTCAGTAGAAGGATTAAAACCTCCCGTCCCTCCGCCACCAGTTCCACCAGTTCCACCAGTTGGATTATCATAACTACCTCCTCCACCTCCACCCGAATAACTAATTGGAGAATTTGTAATTGAATTTGTTGAACCTGTACCTCCGGCTCCTCCTGCACCACCACTACCAGCTGCTCCAGTTCCCCCTGCTCCTCCCCCTGCTCCTGCACCTCTTCCTGGTGAAGCACCACCACCATTATTTCCTTGAGGAGGACTTACTGGAGGAGTATTACCTGTTCCACCTCCTCCTACACTATCGGCACCACCTCCACCTCCTCCGGATCCACCATTTCTTCCTGTTGCTCCAGTTGGAAAACCTGCATTACCTCCACCTCCTCCACCCGTAGAAGTTATTGTTGAAAAAATTGAAGGTGATCCATCAGAAGCAGTTCCAGCAGGAGTTCCTACAGGACCAAATGTTCCTCCAGCTCCAACTGTTATTGGAAAAGATGTTCCACCTGTTAATGTTAATTTTGTTCCTCCTGGAAATGAAGTTCTGTATCCGCCAGCTCCTCCAGCTCCTCCAGCTCCTGATCCAAGATTAATGCTTTTTGATCCTCCACCACCTCCGCCTGCTACTACTAAAAAATCTACATCGAATGGAGCACTTGGTGACCACGTTCCTTGTTTCTTGTAATTGTATTGTTCACTTAATGACCAGACTCCTGGTGCTACATAATTTCCTGCTCCATATTGTTTTACAATAACTATTCCTGAACCTCCTGCTGCTCCTAAATTAGAAGAACCACATGATGCACCACCACCACCTCCTCCTGTATTAGCTGTTCCAGCAGTTGCTGGTGTAGAGAAAGTTGCTCCAGGTCCACCTCCACCTGTTCCACCTATTCCATTACCACCTGATGGTATTCTAAATCCATCTGCTCCACCACCTCCTCCACCTGAATAAAATGTTGCACTACCTGTAATACTATTTGGAGAACCTGCTCCACCATCTCCTGCTTTAGGTGCTGAAGCATTAGCTCCTACCGCTGAAGCTCCTCCGCCTCCTCCAGGATTATAACCATCTCCAGATCCACCACCTCCTGATCCTGCTCTACCTTGACCACCTGAATTTCCTTGCGGTGGACTTGTTGGAGGAGAATTTCCTGTTCCTCCTACAAAACCAGTAGTTGGAGAATAACTTCCTCCTCCACCTGAACCTCCAGGTACACCAGCTATAAAATAACCACCACCTCCTCCTCCTGTTGATGTTATTGGTGATGGTGAATTTGCAAAAATTGAATCTGTACCACTTCCTCCTGTTGTACAAACTGAAAAAAGACCTCCAGATCCACCAGCTCCAACAGTTACTGATATTGGACTTGCTGGTATTGATAATTTTGTTCCTCCTGGGAATGAAGTACGATAACCACCTGCTCCACCTCCACCACCTGTTCCTCCACCTGCTCCTCCACCTCCAGCGACAACTAAATAATCTGCTTCAAGAGGACCGAATCCTGGTGAGGTATATGTTCCTGATGCTGTGAATGGTGTGGTTAAATCTCCACGAACTGGGTTTTGTACTGGACCGATAATTCCGCCATTAGACATAGCTTGAACTCCCGGTTAACTTATTACTTCGTACGATACTAATAAATCTAAATCACTAGCCGCGCTTGCTCCACCTTTTAAGATATCACCTTCCATCATATAGATAGGTGAATCTAAAAGAACGAGTGTAGCATCCGCTGGTACTGAAATAGTTTTAGCAATGTAAACTGTTGCGTCTGCACCTGTTGTTGTAACACCAGTTGTGCCTGTTCCTAATCCATCTATGAATACAGAAACATCTGCAGCATTTGTGCCATCAACGTTAGCAACAATAATTGAATTTAATTTTACAATTACACCACTATCAACTGTCATAAGAGTATCAGTAGCACTTGATGATAAATTCCAACCAGCGTTTCCGCCTAAGATTGAAGTTACATTTACTATATTTGGGTTTGCCATATTATCTCCTTATATTAAAAAACAATTGCAAAAGCAATAGCCTTTCCGTTTGTTGCATATGGACCAGCAAAACTAAGGTTTCCAGACCCATCGGTCTGTAAAGCCTGACTTGCAGTTCCAGTTGCTGTTGGTAATACTAAAGTATAACTTGAAGAAACGGTTGTTGGAGATTTAAATCCAACATATTGTCCACCAGAGGCATCTTCAAATCTTAGTTCATTTTGTGTAGGTAAGTTAATTTGTTCAAAACTAGATGCTGATAAATTAGCGTTTATATCTATAACGTTTGTTCCATTTGAATAAACAAATTTTATACCTTTATCTACTGTTGAAAAAGTAGGTCCTGTTCCTGATACAGTTTTTAATTGAACTGTAAAAGCACCACTTGTTCCATTTTCAACAATATATGTTTTTTCAATTCCATCTGGAATTGTAACTATTTGATTTCCTGTAATTGTTCCTGATAATTTTACAACTAAATTTCTAGCATTAGATAATGTTGCATTGGTCATTGCAAGAGCTGTTGTTTGAGCTCCACCTGCAATACTTACTTCTTGATAACCTGCGATTGCTTGTTGTAAAAGTTCTAAATTTGTATTTGTTTTAGTTCCCCATGTACCGGCGTTTTCGCCTGTAACCATAAGTTCTAGTTTAAGGTCTGTAGAATAACTTGATGCCATATATTAATTCCTTGTTGTTATATATTTAAATTAAGCAGCTATGTCAACTTCTGTCCAATTAGCAGGTGTTCCTGTACTTACCTGTGAATATACTGCTAGGGTTCCTGTATTTACTTCAGCCCAAGCTGTAATATTAACGGATCCTACACTACTTTGAGCAGAAACTCCAGTAACATTTATAACTACATTAGTTATAATGTTTAAGCTGCCTATTCCTGTATTTGCGGATACTCCAGTAACATCTACTACAGATACCGCATCTACCGCACCTATTGCTGTTGTTAAAGCTATGCCAGTTAATACTACATTAGCGCTTCCAACTTCATCAGTATTTCCTAAAGATAAATTAGCTTGAGATCCAGTAACATCTACATTCGCATTAGCTGTAACTGTTGTAGTTCCAATAGAAGAAGTAGCACTAGAGCCAGTAACATCTACGTTAACATCTGCTCTTGCAATTACTGTTCCAATAGAAGAATTAATTGTGCTTCCAACAACATCTACAATAGACCCCGCATCAGAAACAACCTGACCTATAAAAGAATTAAGAGTGTGTTCAGAAACGTTAACTGATATATTTCCTCCTGCAGAAATATCTACTGTTCCAACAGCTGTATTAGCTTCTATTCCTGTAACTGCAAAATTAGCAGTTGTAAGAATTGTTACGGTTCCTGTATTTGAATTTAATGAATTTGGTGCAGTAACAAAAACTTCAGCGTTACCATCTGCGGTTGCAT